AAACACCGGCAGGCCGGAGGCGGAGGCTGGAGGCATTGCTCAACGAATTGCAGGAGCATGATATTGATTTTATGCCCATAGAGGACACCTACAATGAATACCTGCAAAGAGTGCAAGAGCTCATGGATGAATAGCAAAAAAGCCGGAGAGGTGTGACCCTCTCCGGCTTTTCTTATACATTGAAAACTTGTCTTAGCTGGAGTTCCAGCTTTCGCTCAATCGCAGCAGGGGCAAGGCTTTCAAGGTCCTGCTCAGACAATGTGAGGAAATAATGTCCAGGCACCCAGCCGCCTTTGGTTGTGCGGTGGCCGTATTCAACATAGCTGGCATATTCCACAGGGTTGATGACCTCAACAGTGTAGGCATTGCCAGCCTTTTTGACCGGCAGGGCGGCGGCGTAGGAGGCCACTTTGCTCATCCCATTGCCGCTGCCACTTTCAGCCTCACCTTGAGATTTTGCTGTCCAGCCCCGGCGTAAAGTTCCGCCCGCTTTTCCCTTGACCGTGTGCGCTTGGTGGGTCTTGCCCATTGCACAGGTGTATGTTTCACCATCGTAGCGGCCCACGGGGGTGCGCCTTATCACAAGTTGCAGGAGTTTCCGGGCCAGCTCTTTGGACATGTCCTTGCAAAACTTGTCCATGTCAATGCCTTGCAGATGGGCGATGTTCTCACGGAGCTGCTGGAGCTGCTTATAGTCGCAGTTACCCCACTTTGCCATAGCGTTCTCCTTATTCAGCGGTTTCCTGTTCTGCGGCAAGCTCCTCCGGCGGCGTGCCGGAGGTCTTGCTCAAAATGAGATTTTTCAATTTCACAAATACATCTTTGGCATAGAGCACATAGGCCGTGAGCAGCGCCAGGTTGGAGGCGGTCATCAAGTTCACGGTCTGCTCATCCACCTCAATGGCGATGATGTCCGGGTTGAGGTATCCTGCCATGTAAAAGGCGATGAAACAGGCCGCCACGATGATGCCCTTGATGATGCCGTTGCGGAGTTTTACCTTGTCAAAACTGCCGTCAAAGAGGGCGTTGAGGCTGCCCAGCACGATGTTGACGGCCACCAGGAGCACCAGGCCAACGGCCAGATGGATGATGGAAGTAGTCATAGATTTCCTCCTTTACCCCACCAGCGTGAGGTCCTTGATGTTGACAGCCGCCGTGACCACGCCGTTGATGCCGATGACCACACGGGAGCCGTCAATCTGAATGACGGTGTAGGTGGTGGTGTAGACATAGGAGGCCAGACTGCCGCCGTTGTAGGTCTTGGCCCCCTTGGCCACCTTGACCCTGGAGCCCTTGACGATGGCCGGGACCACTTCCTTGACATCAGCGGCATCCACCCAGCCGTAAACGGTGGAGGAGCTGCCGGTGGTCTTGATGAGGTGGTAGGGGTGCTTGCCGGACTTGGCCACGGCGGTGACCTTGGCCTCACCGGGCTTGCAGCTCTTGCCGTTGACGGCCATGGAGCTGATATAGTGCTTGGTGCCCGTAAAGGTCACCACGGAGCCCACAGCAAGCCCAGGAGTGGGCTTTTCATCCTTGCCAGGGCACGCCAAAGCCCCGGATGTAGCGGCCATTGACGGCCAGCTTGCGGTAGCCAACGGCATCACTCATGTTGCCCTCAATGACCTTAATGGTCTTGCCATCGCAGGACACCACAATACCAACATGGTCCGCAGAGCCGGTGTTGTTCGTGGTGGCGTAGTTGCTGCCGTCCTGCCAGTCATAGAAAATGTAGTCACCAGGGCTGGGTACATAGGCATCATTCTCCACCCAGGAGCCCAGCTTTTTGAAAAGGTCAATGTGGCGCTCACATCCGCACTCCGTGGGGATGATGTCCGTGAGGCCGCAGGCGATGGCCACAGCGGATGCAAAGGTGGAGCACCAGGCATCCGTGTATTTCACCGCATAGCCCCTGGCCAGGGGCTTGTGGGAGTTGTAGAGGTCAATGATTTTGCGGTGGGAGCCGTTGGCCTCTTTGCAGCCCAGATAGCTCACCGCAGTGTCCACAACTTTCTGCCGAAGTTCTTTTTCAGTCATTGAGCATGTCCTCCTTTACTCAATCTTTCAGCACGATCTCAGTGGCCCGGAGGGCCGCATCAGCACCGTACTTGTCCGCAAACTTGTTGAGAAAACGCTGGGCGTATTTCGCCCGGTTTTCATTCTTGCTTTTCCAGTAGTAAAAGCCGCCCCAGGCACCATCTGTCACAAAAGAGGTGCCGGTGAGCGCCGCAATGGCCGTGACATCATGGTCCGTGAGCGTCCCCACTATCGTGGTGATGCAGAGGAGGACGGAAATGCAGATGTGCAGCACCAGCATTTTCTTTGAAAACTCCATGCGCCCTCCTCTCCAGCTCAGGCCTGAGAGGCGGGGCGCTTATCGTCCCGGACCTCAAGCTCATGGATGGTATTGACCAGCGCCGTCACGGTGCCATTGCCGCCCAGAGCATGGTACTCCTTATACATGGCATTGACATTCTCAAGGCCGTGCAGAGTTATCCAGCCACGCTCCTCATAGTGATAATAGGATTGCACGATGCGGTCACGGAGGAGGGCCTGGACCCCCAGCTCTACCGCCTTTTGCCGTGCGTCTGCCTGCTTGTATTTCTTGTAGAGGTAGCCAACGGCGGGGACGGCTACCACAGTGATGATGGTGGAGATGATAGACCAGTAGCTCCTCAGCGTTTCCAGCATCCTTTTTGTCCTCCTGTTGTTCAAAAATGAGAGGGGCACACCACACGGGTGTGCCCCTCCTGCTGGGCTGGGGCTTTAGACCTCAACCTCCAGGTCTGCCAGGATTTCCTCCACCTGCTTACGCAGCAGAGCGGGCACCTGGTCAATGGTCTTGCGGCCCTTGATGATGAGGGTAGCATACACAACAGCCATGTCTTGCACCTCCTTTCTCAACAGAAATAAAGCAAGCCGCAGACGGAGCTCACGCATCGGTGCTCTCCTCCAGCAGCTTGGCAACAGCGTCACGCAGGTTGGCGGGGACATCATCCAGGGTCTTGAGGCCCTTGCGAATGAGGGCGGCATATACCTTAGCCATTCTCTCCACCTCCTACCAGCATCTCATAGACCTCCGTGAGGGCCACCTGGGTGTTGGTCAGGTCCTCCTCCGTTGCCTGGAGCCGGGTCTTGAGCTCTTTGTTTTCCTTGGTCAGTTCCTCCAGGGAACGCTTGCGCTCATGCTTTGCCTTGAGGCTTGTGTTGTCATAGTAAACAGCCATTATTCAAAAGCACCTCCGATGTTAGAAATATAGCCACCGGTGTCGCTGGCTCCACGCTCAACAGAGAGCTTGAAGTTAAACGCAAAGCCGTTGGCGGCGGTCTTATTGGCAAACACATGGTTTGCGCCATTCTTGACATCCGCCGTGGCATCCTCCCAGACAGGGGTGGTATCCTTGGCGTTGTTGGTGACCAGCACCTCCATGACCGCATCCGCAGGCAGGGTGCCCACGATGTTCATAACCATCACAGAAATGGCATCATCCGCCGCCAGCGGCGCTGCCAGCGTGACAGTGGCCTTGGTCACCTTTTTGGCAAAGGTCACCGTGTAGGCGGCGCTGTCAGCCTTGCCGTCAGAGGCCACCACCTTGAGGGTGTGGGAGCCGTTGAGGATTTTCTGCCAGTTGGCAGCCGTGACAGCTTGGAATGTGTTGACCTGGCCCAGGGTTGCGGTGTAGGTGCGCTTGAGCACATTGTCCAGGTACTCCTTGACCGTCACAGTGTCCCCGTCCACATCGTTGACCGTGTACTGGAAGTTAAAGCCCGCCGTCTTGGTGCCCAGGTTGGAGCCATTGGCCGTGGAGCTGGTGATGGTGGGCGCAGTGTTGACGGACACAGTGCCGTCATCGCTCACAGAGAGGGTGGAGGGGAGAGTGAAAGCGGGGCGGGACCCGTTGGTGTTGGTGCAGTTGTTGTAGTTGACACCGCCATTGGTGATCAAGCAAACGGCGTAGTTGGTGTTGCTCGTGTACGGAGAGCGGGTCCACTGAACAACGGCGGAGCCGTTCATGTAGGCGATCTGGAGAGAGCTGGCGATTTCCAGCGCCGTGCCCTCCACATTAAACCAGCTTGCCGATCTGTTCAGCTCAGTGGCAGACAGCAGGAAGATGGCACGCTCCAGCGTGCCAACGGCGTTGTTGCCATTGCCGGGGGTGTACTTGATTTTCGTGGTGCCGATGACCCCACGGATGTCTGCATCAAGCAGGTTTTTGTAGGTGCCGTTGAGCCAGCTATCAATGGCGCTGGAGGCGTAGGCATTGACATTGGAGCTGTGCCACTGGCGGGTGTCATAGCAGTCCTTGCGGACCACCAGCGTGCGGCCCATGCCGTTGAGGGAGTTCTCATAGTTGTGCTTGGCAACATAGAAGCTCACCAGCTTGCCATTTTCCTTGAGCTGGATGATACTGCCCACAGCTTTGTTGCCCAGGGTGGTTGTGGCCATAGATCAGATTTCCTCCTTTAGAATATTTTGCACACGGTCCCGCACCTGTTGGCGCAGGGCCCAAGTGTTGCCATGTGCGGCGTGGGCATCCCACGCCTGCCAGGATTGCAGGATTTGCTCACGGGTCACCAGGCCCGCCGGGTATTCCTTTTCCCAGTGGCGGAGCTTGGCACGCATCCGCTTGATGCTGCTGTGCCGCAGCTTGCGGATGACCTTGCCGCTCTCCGTCAGGTAGGTGTGAAAGCCCAAAAAGTCAATGCCATTGCGGATGGGAAAGATTTGGGTTTTCTCATTCAGTTCCAGCCCCAGGCTATCCATGTAGGCCCGTATTTCCCGGAGGCAGAATTGCAGGTATTCCTTGTCCGGGTGGATGAGGAAAAAGTCATCCATGTAGCGGCCATAGTATTGGATGTGGAGCTGTTCCTTGACGAAGTGGTCAAAGTCATCCAGGAACAGGAGGGCAAAGAGCTGTGATGTCTGATACCCCAGCGGCAGGCCGTCAGAGCAGTCAATATAGATGCAAAGCAGGTCATAAACAACAGGCTCAAGGTCCAGCTTTTTGAGCTTTTCCTTGAGCTTGTCATGGTTGATGCTTGCAAAGAAATGGCGGACATCACACTTGAGCACCCAGCCCTCAGCGGTGTGGTGCTTATTCCAGTAGTCCGTGAAAAATCCTTTGAGCCGGTCCAGGCCGAAGTGCATGCCCTTGTTCTTTTGGGATGCGTAGTTGTCCAGGATGAAACTGCGGGTGATGCGGTCATAGAGGAGATTGTCCACTATGGCGTGCTGGACCACCTTGTCCACAAAAGCGGGTGCCTGCACCAGCCTTTTCTTGGGCTCATAGACATAGAACACACGAAACACACCGGGCCTGTAAATCTTGGTTTTTAGGATATAGACCAGGTTGACGATGTTCTCAAGCAGGCGCACCTCATAGTGTGCGGTGGCGGCTCTGGAGCGTTTGCCCCGCCGGGCGGCCAGGTATGCCGCATAGATCACCGCAAAGGTGCATATTTCAGAAAATTTCATACAAACGGATGGCCCCCTATCAGTGTTCGGCTGGCCAGCCTCTCCTCATGCGCTGTGTAGGTGCCGCATGATAGGACCAGTAGCCCCGCCACTTTTCTGGAAAGCAGCGGGGCATCAGCGCAATGTGTTTGCCTTGGCCTCACCAAGGCTGGGTATGACCTCCTTTGATGTGATGGATGGCACGGTTTTGGGCTTTGGGCCTACTCAGTCAGGCCTTACCATCAGAGCGGGGCGGGACCCGTTGGTGTTGGTGCAGTTGTTGTTGTTGACATTGCCATTGGTGTTCAAGTAAACGGCGTTGTTGGTGTTGTTCGTGTTCGGGGAGCACAGTGGAAAAATAGGTCATACCCAAATATAACAGCTCTCGGCTGGTATATCCTTTCAGGGGTTGCGGGCCAGGGCCTCAGCAATTTGCTGGGCCATCTGGCCCATTTTGGCAAGCTCCTGGTTGGCCTTTGCCTCACGCAGAGCGGCGGCACAGTTGCTGTCATTGCGTTTCCAGTTGAAAGCCTTTTGACGGACCGGGCGCACCAGCTCTGCCCAGTAGTGGCAATGGTCACCAGAGATGTACTTGCGCTTATAGCTCAGGTTGATGTACTGGTTGAGAGTGTCGCGGAGGACGATGACCTCATCAAGGTCCTTGAGGCGTTTCTCATATTCAGTTTCAAAATAACGGCCATCAGCGGAGTTGCATTTCTGGAGGATGGCGCTGGCCATGCGCTGCATGTCAGCGCACATGTGGAAAGTCTGGCTCTTGGGAAAGTGAGGCTTGCCGTCATCCTTGATTTTCTCAAAGAGCTCCTTTTCCACCATCTGGCCGTTTTCCATCACATAGGCCTTGACCTTGGTGTATTGGGGCTCTTTGACCTTGACCCGCTGGATGGTGTAGTCCAGCAGATCAGTGGCAAGCGGTATGATGTCATAGTTGGGCACTTAAAACTCAATCCTCCCTTGGCTTTCATTCCACACACCAGTGACCACCACGCCGGAGAGGCTGGTGAAAGCCACGCTCCAGGAGTTGCCGGTGACATTGGTGTCATATTTCAGCTCCAGCGTGCGGACACGGGTGGCCAGGCCGGAGAGGTCCGTGGTGTTGGTCTGGACCTGCCCCTCCAGTGTGGTCACTCTGGAGCTCAAAGGAGAAACCAGGGCCTTGACCTTTGCCCAGAGGCGTGCTGTCTGGAGGTCATCAAGGTAGGGCCTTTTTGCCATGTCATTGGCCTCCTTTACTTGCAGATGTCATCCAGCTCTGTGTTGGTGATGGCCACAAGGTCAGAGGCAAGCATGTAGGCGGTCAGGTCCACCGTACCGGCCAGCACATCCCATGTGGTGCCGTTCCAGGCCACATTGTCACCGGCGTTGACCCCGTGGGCCGCATCGGCATTGACAATGTTCCACACATCGCCTTTCTTGTTGCCGGTGGTGGGCAGGTCTGCATAGGTGTCCTTGGAGCCCTTATACTCAAGGGCGCTGGACATCTTGGCATCCACCTCATCCTTGGTGTAGGCATCTGCAATGCCGTAGCCTGCCAAAGAGGTGGCCGGGCTCTGCTTGCCTGCCGCCAGGTCATAGGCGGCCTTGACGGCGCTGGGCGTGGCGGCCTTGGTGGTGCTGGTGTCATCGGTGGCGCTGGAGAGCTGCACCACGCCTTTCTGGTTGGTGGTGCCGTTCTTGACGGAGATTTTGCCGCCGCTGACATCCACATTGGTGCCAACAGTCACGCCTCCCTTGACGGAGGCGCTGGCATCCGGCAGGGTGTAGTTGTTGGCGTTGGCCTCCACACCGCCCAGCTTGGCCTTTTCCTCGTTGGTGTAGTCATTGGCACTCAGGCCCTTGCCATCCACTTTGTCCACCTTAGTGGTGTCAGAGGGGTGCACATGGTCACCACGGGCAAAAGCGGTTTCCGTACCAGCGGTAGCGGTGCCGTCCATCTTGGGCACGGTGCTGGATGCGGCAGCGCCCTCCGGCACATCCTTGGCAGTGATGAAACCGCTGTCATTGGTCAGATCAGAGGTCTTGCTGGGCAGCTTGATGTTGGCAATGGCCGTGGCCACATAGGTCTTGACCTTACCCCACAGGTAAAGTACACCATTTTCATCAAGCGCTTTCTTGCTGTTTGCCATTTTGGCTGTCCTCCTTATATGAGTAGTTTTTCAAGCTCCAGGTTTGTGATGGGCAGGATGTCTGCGTCACTGCCAGGAGCGCCCTGGGGGCCTTGCTTGCCCCTCAAATTGACAGGTTTGGGGTTTTCTTTGTTTCCGTCATTGGTCCAGCTCAGGGTGCACTCATCGCCCTCCACAGAGGGGTAAAAAGTGGTGCCGTCAATTCC